GTGCTGCGTAAGAACTTGCAAGGAATAGGGTTACCCCTCCCGCCTGATCCTCACCTCCGCCGCCGTCTTACGGGCGTGGCATCGGAGGCACAGCGCTTGCAGGTTCGACCGGTCAAGTCTCGGCCCACCATCAGCCAGCGCGACGATGTGGTCTACCATCTGCGAGGCGTTGATCTGGCAGTGTCGGCAGACTGGTTCCTCCGCGCGAGCCATGCTGGACAGCCGTCCCCAGGTCGCATCGTATCCACGGCGGGTGGAGTCGGGTCTTAGGTCAGGTGCTCGCTGTTGCTCGGGGCATCTCCCCTGGTGCGCTGCTCTACATCGGGGGCACCAGCGAGGCGGGGCGAGGGGCATATAAGGCAGTTAAAGCGAGAGCCGTGCTAGGTCCTCAGTTATTCACCGGGTGGGAGGACTCCGCGCAATCCCGGTCCAGATGCCATCTGTTCACACGGCCGATGGCCCACGCTTCAACTGCCCTATGTCTCCAAGAACGACCGATCAAACCGTCTCACAGAAACTCGACAGTTGCCCGAGCCACAAACGAGCCTTCACCTATCAGGTTCCGAGCGTCAATCAGGTCAATCGAAGTGATATCCATTCCGGTTTGCTTCTTGAACTCCGCCAGCATTTGAGCCAACTTCATCTCGAATTCGGCCTTGAGTTTCGCGGCATCAATCACCGTCATGTCCAGCGGGTACGTTTTCGTACTCACCGCCGATAGCCCGCGCAAACGTCCATCCGGTGCTCATAGTACGATCCAACCGGAGCCTTCACCCGCCGCGCCGTGTGATTGCCTTCCGCATCCAATCGGCCCCGCTCAGACTTCAGGATCGTGCGGACTTGCTGGATGGGCTTGATGAGCTTCCAAGCGTTGATCTTGCCTGTTTCGAGTCGCTTAGGCTCCAGTGCTCTATACGCCAGAAGCGTCAGGATCTGCTGCTTCGTGGCCTGCAAAAAACGCTTGCCGTCTTTCCGTTTGACCTCGTAAACGGGATCAGCCAGAAAGGCAGCAAGCAGTTCAGAAGCGAGGAGAGATGGACTCGATGAAGACAAGAAAGCCCTCGGAGGTGAACGTCCCAACTGCATCGCCGTTCGGGTGCTGGACTCTTTTGCGCTGTCCCAGGCAAGCGGTAGAATCGGCTAAACTCTACAGGGGCAGGATATACCAGATGTTGTGGTTGTGTCAACAGGTGGCACAAGATATTGTGGTCGGCGAGCGATCCTGACACAGTGACACAGTGCTGACACAGACGAAAAAAGTCCTCTGTGTCACGCCAACCCCATGATTCTATTACTACTTATACCATCTGACACAGATGACACAGAGAAAATACAAAACTAGTGAAAACACCATAGAGGAATTTAGAGAATAGGATTTTACTGTGTCATCTGTGTCAGGTGTGTCAGAACGCAGAAAAGCCCCGGAGGTTATCCGAGGCTTAAACTGCTGAAATGTAAAGACTTCTACTGCAATCTGACGCCGACGACGGCCCTGTCCCGCCTCTGGCCGAAGTAGACTGGGTTTTTCGTGATTTCCAGGCCAGCCGACCGCACCAGCGAAGCGAACCATTGCGGCTGCACTCGCTTGCCGTACCAGTTCGAGAATCGATCTCGGAAATCCGATATCCCAACCTTGGCGTCCGGGTCGATTTCACACTGGCTCTCCACGAACTCCGTGAGCGGATTCTGGCTTGCCCGATACTCCTCAACCTCAGCCCTGCCGACACCAGTAAACGTCCCGCCGTTCAGGTACAGCCGCTGCGCCCCGTACAGCGCCCAATGCAAGATGCCCTGGATCTCGCCGCGCAGCTTGTCCCAGATGGCCCGGTCCTGCTGCGCCAGCGGGATTACGTGATTGAACGATATCAGCAGCAGCCGGTTAAACGTGCCGCGACTACGGTCGTTGATTGTCGGCAAGACGTTCGTGACGATGACGTGCTTGGCGATCGGCACATCCAAAACGGGTGGCAAAAACTTCTCATCAAACAGGATCGGCTCCTCGGTGCTCACCAGCGTTTTGAATCCACCATCGGCGATCATGGCGTCCGAGGTAAGCTCCGTCAGGAGATTGACCAGCTTTCCCCTCAACGGTGCACGCTTCCGTGGGTCGTCCATCGCCTCGACTCCCACCGCGCAGCAGTTCGCTTGTCCGGCCAGAACTCGCAGTAGATACGGGATGGTCGATTTCCCGCAATCGGATTCGCCTTTACAGAGGAGGGCCTTTTTGTAGGTCGCGTGCGGCATTAGACAGTAGCCGAAGAACTCCTGCAGCGCGTCCTGCTTGGCGTCCTGGTCAACGTCGCCACCGAAATACGTATCGAGGCACTCTTGCCAAACTGGGCACGTGCTTGAAGAGTCGTATTCATGCGGGACGCAGGATTGCAGGTAGTCCTGCTTTCGGTGGCTGCGCAGCGACATCGAACGCACGTCGATCACGCCGTTCATCAGCGGGATTTCGTACTTCTCTAGATTCCGCCAGTGCACTTTATCGTTCCGTGATTCGTCCACAATGCGATTGGCGATCTCTGAGCGGCGTTTCATGTTCGAGTGCCGCGGCTCGGCTCGGAGTGCCAGGTGCTTCAGCGATCCGGCGTCGATCTGGCCCCAGTGCGTCCCGTTGTACTGGTAGAGCACGCCGTTGTGGTTGAGGAAGGCGTGCTGCTGCATCAGCCGGTCAGCGTGAGCGTTCGGCGTGAGCTTGGCGGGCACCTCGACGTCGCTCGATTCGTATTCGGCGTCGATCGGGGCGGGTTCGGCGACGGTGGGCGCGTTCGAGTATTCCGGCGACATCCCCGGCGCGTACCGCTTGCAGACGTCGGCCACCAGCTTAACGATGTTCTTCTCGGGAGGAACGATCTCACAGCGCTTCGATAGCGTGATGAGCGCTGGCAGTATCTCGGCCTCTTCCATGCCGTACTTGGAGCGCATCGAGCACGCATATTTAAACAGCGTCGTGTGCTGCTGCCCATGCGGAATGATGTTCGGCGCGGGTCCGACGCGCTGACTGCCGGTGGGCTTGAGACGTTCTAACAGCCAGTCCGGAGCCTCTGCCGGATGACCCACGGGGAACTCATCGGGGCAGTCCCAGGCATACTCCTGCTTCGTGTCTGGGTGGATCGACGGCGCCGCCACGATGTAGCCACCGACTCCGCGGATGTCGATATGGGGGCCGATCTTCGACGTAGAGTTCTGCACGGCGAACTCCGGCGACTTAAACAGAAAATGCCTGCCGTCCGTTCCGGTGACTGCCGTGATGGTTTCCGGCAGGCTGACCGATTCCAGCCACTCGGCAGCATCGGCGTGCTTGCTGTCCACGTCAAGGACGAACCACATGACCCCGGTCTTGAGGCCGATGTTGTACTGCGGATTCTCGGTCCACCATTTGCGGATCGTGGATTCGTCCGTCGTGGCGTCCAGGCATCCGTGTTTCGAGGCAGGGATCTTCGCGAGTGGCTTGAGCGGATGCACCGGCCAGCCGCGGCGCGCGTAGTGTAGGGCGGCGTCGATTAAGCGGCTCATGAGTTCTCCTCGTCGAAGTGGGCCGCGAGTGCCTTCATGAATCGAGGATCTTGTTTCAGGATTGATATCAGGTGAGAGAAAATACCTCCGTCGCCGCGTATTGGTAGTCCGTAATAAAAACCAGTGCCTATCGCTGGATCTTTGGGGTTATCCGCAAACAGCACGTCTTCAAGTGCTGATTTTAGGCCGATCATGCCATTCCTCATTCTGCTGTGGTGCTTATCGCACTTCCGAAGATGGCTGATTTTTTTAAGTATTTCTGATTCGCAGTGCTCGCAAATGGCCAACAAAGATGCCAAATTCCTGTGCTGCTCGACCGTTAGTGCTGGTTTCTTGTTACGCATTGGCCGTCTCCATGTCTCGGCCTGATGCCGGGTTCCTCCCTAACCAGTCATACCAGTCCTCAGCGTATGTATTGACTAAGGATGGGTTGCCAGCGTTCCACTCTTTACGCCATTCAGATTTAGGCGGCTCCTTAAACATGGCCTCGTACTTCACAAACGCATACCCCTTCGAGAACGGGCTGCCGTCCTTCTTTGTCTCCGTGTGCTGGTCGCGCAGCAGCTTGAAATACTTCGCCTTCCGTTGCGCCTCGGTGTACTCCCGGATGCGCTTCTCGGTGACCTCTTCGAGCACGCCGTTATAGACCTTGAGTTGCTTCTGCTTCGACCGAACGGAGAACACATACCCGCAGTTGCAGACGTCGGCCTGCAGTTCGTGAACCTCGCCGCAATCCGGGCATACCTTGAACGTCTCGGCATACGAAACCTGCTTGCCCCGCTTTCGCGTCGAATCGTCAAGAAGTTGCCAGTTCTGCTCGGCCGTCACCAGGCCGTGCTCCATCGTGCAGTTGCCATGGTCGAGGATAAGGCAGTCTGTCTTGCCGGGGGCCGTGCGGAGTCCGCGCCCTGCCATCTGCAGGTACAGCCCCTTCGATTTCGTCGGCCGCGCCAAGACGACGGCAGACACCACGGGCACGTCTACCCCTTCTGTCAATACCATGGCGTTGCTGACGACCGTCAATCGTCCATCGGCGAGGCGTTGCAGGATCGACTCGCGTTCTGGTTTGGGCGTCTCCCCGTCCAAGTGCGCCGCCTTGATACCAGCATTCAGGAACGCATCGACTATAGTCCGCGAATGCTTCACGCCCGCAGCGAATGCCATCGTCGGCCGTCCGTTCGCCAGTCGCAGCCACTCGGTCACGACGTCGCCCACGAGGTGCGGTTTGTTCATCGCATCGGCGAGTTCGTCCCGGTCGTAGTCATTGCCAGCGATCCGGACGCCGTGAAGGTCGATGCGGCGCCCCGCGAACGAACGCGGCGGGACAAGGTAGCCCATGGCGATCAGTTCGTGAATCGGCGGACACTGCACCATCACGTCGAACATGGACGCAAGGCCCTTGCCGTCGCCGCGGATCGGCGTAGCGGTCAAGCCGATCTGGTACGGGTTGCCAGCGTTCTGAATTACCGACTGATACGACGCAGCCGTCGCCCGGTGCGCCTCGTCGATCATAATGAGCGATGGCGGGACGTCGAAGTCACGGTTAATGAGCGTCTGCACCGATGCCACCTGTACGAGTTCATGTGGACGGTCACGCCAGTGCTGGCCCATGACGACGCCGTGACGGATGCCGAACTGGTCAAGGCGGGTGGAGCACTGTTCGATGAGTTCCTTCCGGTGCGCCAGAAACCAAACACGTCGGCCGCGCTCAACGGTCAGGCGGATGATTTCCGCGCCGATGGTGGTCTTGCCCGCGCCGGTAGGGGCGACGATGAGGACGCGGCGATAGGTTCGGAGGGCGTCGCGGGTCTGGATGACGGCAGTGGATTGGTAGGGGCGGAGGGTTTGGATCACTCGAACCCCTCCATGTGATACCAGCGCCGGAAAAGATCCAGCGAGTCCGCCCACGTCGCGGAAATGCCTTGATGGAGGCGCTTGGCGATGTACTCGAGCTGGGGCTTGCTCGGCTTCTTGCCGGGCCGCTTTACCTCGATCTCCAGGTACTCGACGATGCGATCCTGCTTCGTTGGACGCATGGCGGACCAGTCGCACATGCCTTCTTCGCCAACGCGGACCTTGCCGCCGTAGGGAGTCAGCAAAACGGCGCTATGCTGTCGCCGGATGATCCATCCGCGCTTGACTAGGAAGCCGATGATCTCGGCCTCCACGTCATTTTCTGTTACAGTAGACACGTCTCCCCTCCTTTCAGGTTTAGTTATGTGGTTTGCGGCGCCACCCGCCGCACGAAATAGTGCCCCGGCGTTTTGAACACGCCGATGTGGTCCACGAACACGACGACGCGATCTTCGCTGTGACGCGCCGCCAAGATGTGCCGAAAGACCGTTTCGAGCGGGATGTCGGCCTCGTGCTGGATGATGATGCGGGTCATGGACGCCTCCGGACGACGCGAAGATCCTCTGGGAAGGCTCGCTCGATATCCTTCCAATAGAGCCCGCTGCGAAAGAAGACTTGATTCCATCCCAAGTAAGAGCTTGCCTTGTGGTGCTTAAACCCAACCACGGTTCCCTGGAGCCACGGATGCCGCTTATCCTGCACGATGTCGCCCTTCCTGATGTTCATCCCGCCACCGCCTGATACAGCGCGTGGGCGAGGGCGGCGGCGGGTTGCTCGGAGTATGCGGACTTCGTTCGCCAGTCGGAGGGCCGCCCGTTGTAGCAGATTCCGCGCATTCCCGCGTCTCCGTACTCGGGCGATGAGATCGACCAGCTTCGCGCCTCTTCGTCTTGCTTTCTCCACGCCTCCGCCGCCCGGACGGTATGCGGCAGGTACGCGCAATACTGGGGTAACGGCTCCCATAGCCCGCGATCGTCCGTGACCCAATACGCGTGCCGGTCCACGACGACGCGCAGGCCCTGGCACTTCTCCGCAATGATGCGGTCATGTTCTCTTGTCCAGGTCATGCGCTTCTCCTCAATCTCTCAATCGCTTCAATCAACATCTCCGCCTCCAGATCCGCCCGCCGCAGGTCGCCTCGCAGGGAGCGCAACCGGGCCAAGTCCATCCGGCCATCCCACCGCCGCACCACCTCTAACGTGTCCTCCAGGTGCTCGCGGCACCGTTCCACCCGCGCCCGCAGGGCCTCGACGGTCATCTCCGGGGCGCGGTCTGCGGCCGTGCGCCGGGAGCGGGGATGGGGTTTGGTGTGGGTCATTGAGGGCCTCGCATGGCGTCGATGGCGGCGCGGATGGCCTGCTGCGGTGTCTCGTCGTCCTTGTAGAAGTGGGAGGCGCGGTCCCATACTCCGTCATCGAACCAATCGTCTCCATTCAGTGACTCGTCAATGATGTAGGTCAGCCGCTCCGAATCCGCCACCAGTCCCGCCTCCCGCTCCATGGCGTCGGCGGCGGCGGAGAGTGCGGTGAGGCGGTTCGTCTGGATACTTGCGGTCAGTCGATACGCCCCGGCACTTCGCTCGTTGCCGCCCTCGTCCGCCTCGGCTGCAAACCGCAGGCAGCGGGCCTCTGAGTCGCGGATCTCCTCCGCCATTTCTCTCAGCCGCGCCACCTGGGCGGCGGTGTCTGGGTTATTCGGCATAGCACGACTCCTCGGCGAACATATCAACCTGTCCCGAACCGTCCATCTCGGCTTGCCGAAGATTCTTGCAGGCCAGTTCAAAGTACGTCGGCTTCAACTCGGTGCCGATGAACCGTCGCCCTTCTTTCAGGGAAACGTAGCCCTCACTGCCGATCCCCATGAACGGCGATAGCACCAGATCGCCAGGGTTAGACCACAGCCGGACGCCACGCTCGATGATGTCAAGCTGCAGCGGGCAAATATGCCGCTCGTCGTTCTGCTCTTTCGCGCCGTCGCGGTTCAGCGTCTTCGATTGCTGGATATCCATCCAAACCGGCGAAGCGTAACGCTGCCACAATTCGACAGGAAACGACTCATGGGTTTTAGTCACGGGCTGAGGGTTTGCTCCCGGCTTCCGCATTGTAACGAGGTAATCCGGGATTCCCTGCCTGCTCATCGCTGAGTCTTTGCGGAGTTGCTTGTACAGCAGGCCAATCGCCTTGGTTCGCTGCATGGCAGTTACGGGGTCTTTCCATATACAGACCTCGGAATGAAAGATGAACCCGCAATCCTCGAACCAGCGGATCATTTGCCCTCGGAAGTCCCGGATGCCAATAAACCCGTCCCGTTCCTTGGAGAACGACAAGTTCATGCAATGGAACGACAGCAACCGCCCCGGCATGAGCACCCGATACAGTTGCGGGATCAAGAACTTGAAGTGCCGCTCGAAGTCCTCGTAGTTCTTGCAGTTCCCCATATCGCGGTCGCTGTTGCTGTAGGTGTACAGGGAAGCGAACGGCGGCGAGAATATCGAATATCCAACGCTGTCGTCCGGCATCCGGGAGACGTGTTCGACGCAATCGCCCAGTAACGCCGTCCACGACTTCCCGCGCCGCTCATCTTCTGCGTATTCCGTCTTCTGGATCGCGCTAGAGAATACCTCTTTCTGCATCTCATCCTTCATGTACTCGACCATCCCTTCCATCATTCGCTCTGAATCACTCTCTTTCCGTTGAATGTTGCGCACCACAGCGCCCTCGATGTCAGCGCTGATGACATAGACATCGACGGGGTTCTTTTGCCCGAACCGCCAGCATCGGCGGACGGCTTGGTAGTACTGCTCAAACGAATCCGACAGGCCGACGAATGCGATTTTGTGGCAGAACTGAAGGTTGAGCCCGAACCCTGCAATCTCCGGCTTCGTCACCAGGACACGCGCCTCGCCGTTGATGAACTTCAGAAGGTTAGCCTCCTTCTGTTCTTCCGATTGCGATCCCGTCACTTCGATTGCCCCACCGATGGCACCGGCCAGCTTCGAGCTTTCCTCGTTGCGTCCGCACCAGACTACCCACTGATCCTGATCGCCATTGGCATACTTGGCGCATTCCGTAACACGCTGGTCGATGGTCAGCTTCCGCGCCTGCTGCCGCTCTTGCAGGGACTCGGCTTCAATCTGAAACAGCCGGCCATCCTGAACCACTCCGCTTTCCACCGTCACCTGATTAATGTTGAGCGGCGGAAGAGAGTAAGGGCCGTCATCGAAACCCAAGTCAGAAGGCTTTCGGATGGCGACGGCCCACGAGCATACCCACTTCCAAAAGACCGGCTCCGCGTGACGCTTCAGCCGCCACTTTGAGGTATCTGCCCCGTCGTGCGTGAAAAACATCGCCAACATCTCCGCGCACGTCATGACGCCTAGGTACTCGGCATGATTGCCGAGTTCCATGTAATCGTTCGGCGCGGGCGTGGCCGACGCGCAAAGGCGATACGGTATAACGGACGAGAACTCCGTTACTGCCTTTCTGAACTTGCCGTCGAAGCCTTTGAGAATGCTGGACTCGTCCAAGACAATCCCTGCGTAATCGTTCGGATTGAACCGATGCAGCTTCTCGTAGTTCGTGACTTGGATGGCAGCATCGGTCGGTCCATGCACGTGCTCCACGCCACCGATGCCGAACTTCTCGGCTTCGTTCTTCGTCTGCGCCCCCACTACCAGCGGAGCCAGCATGAGAACCTTGCCCGCCTTAGCGGAAACATGCCGCGCCCATTCCAACTCCATGAACGTCTTGCCCATACCAGTGCCCGCGAATATCGCGCTTCGGCCTCGACGGACGGACCACTTTGTTATCACCGGCTGATGCAAGTGCATTCGCGGGTTGATGTCATCGACGTGGAACCCGGCGACGGGCGCGGCGACGTGCTTACTGCCGATGTATTCTCTGTAGTTGTTTTCCATCTCCCTCTCCATAAGAAACTCCTCTGCAAACCAGTCATGACACCCCAACCATGCGCCGGGGTCTGGGTAGAGCGCCGCGCATCGGAGCTGCTCAGCGCGGGCGTGGGCTACTGTCCCGCTCATCGCCCCCACCCATGCATCGCCGGAATCCGCGTGACCTTATGCCCCCGGATATCCACCGGCTGCACCCGCTCGATCGCCTCGGGGCCGATGACGACCTGGACATCCGGGACATACGACCGCACGACGACGGGCTTTGGCTTGGGGGCGGCGACGCGCACCGGCTTGACCTTCACCGCCCGTGGTTTCCGCGCCTTCTTCCGCGCCGCGTTCTCCGCATCCCGGATGGCCCGGAGCTTCTCCGGGTGCCGCTCGCGCCACCGTTGCGCGTTGCGGGACTCGGCCTCCTTACGATGGGTTTCGCATAGGGCGTGGCGGCTGTTCTCTTCGCGGGGCGCGCCACAGACGGAGCAGGTGGTGCGGAGGGTGCGGGGTTTACGCGGCATGGAGGACCTCCGCGTCTGCCATCCACTCGCGCCACTGGTTCGGGTAGTAGAGACAGTCGCCCCTACCGTCCATCACGGCCAGCACGCATCCGTCGCGAACCTCCCTGACCTCGATTCGAGAGCGTTGCCACTGCGGACCGTAGATCAGCACATCCCCAGGCTGCGGGTCGATTCGGGGATCACGCGTCTGCATTGGCAGCCTCCGCCTTCACCGCGTCATACCGCTGGATCGCCCACGCGATGGCGTAGCAGCACCAAACAAAATGGTACGAATACGTTTTCATGTCGATCTCCCAGATATCCTGGAATTGAAAGCCATCAAAGCTAAAGTCCCGAAGCTGGCTGATGATCCAATGCTCATCGTCGAAGTCCCACTGCTGGAGTTCTCGCCGGATAGCTCGCTTCTTTGCCGTGCTCAGGTCGTAGTTATCGAGCGACCACAGTACGCGGGTTTTGTAGGTGTCGCCGTCGTACACCTTGGCCGCGTCACTGCAACCATGCGTCCCATTCTGAAGCTTTTCGGCCCAGTAGCTTTTGTTGATCTTGCCGCCGTCCGTGCGGAAGAACTCGAACATGTCATCAAGCCGCGCAAAGACCCACGTTCCCATGTCGCCCGTAATCATCAGCCGCCAAGGTGTCGTGACGATCTCGAAGCGGTAAACGAATGAGTTCTTAGGCTGCTGAAAGACGATGTGCCGATACACGCCTTGGTCGAGCTTGATGAACATCTCGTGATTGGCGACGTCTTGCAGGAACTGCTCCTGTTTACATGTCTTACTCGCCATTCGCCACCATCCTCCCCCACGTCTCCCAATCCACCACCAACACCGGCTGCCCCGGCACCCGCAGCCACGGGCCTTTGCTGGTCACGGCCTCGACGGTGACGTGGACGTTCGACCGCGTGACATCGCCAACGGTCGGATGCCATACGATCCGGTGGACGGATCGCAGGGCGGGGCGGGTGAGTTTCTCGATTTCCATTCGTTCCTCCATTTGGTATTCCTGAATCTGCCATCGCGGGGTGCGCTCGATGGCGGGGTCGTCGTAGGGGATGCGGTTCAGCATCGCGCGTACCTCGCCAGCCGCTCCGGGTCCAGTCGCGACCGCACCGCGAAGAATGCGTCGGCCCAGGCGGGGAGGTGGAATTTGATATCCAACGGGGTGTGGTCGCCGTACTTCGCCAGCGCCGCCTCCAGGGCGTCGAGGTCGGCGGGGGTTATTCGCATAATCCGTACTTGCTTTCGCAAGCCTCCCGTTCGTGGAAAATCGGGAACAGCTGCTGGCGGCCGCCTCGCGATGTCTTGGCCCACTCCAAAACGTCATCCATGAAATTCGTAGCCATTCCAGGGACGCACGGCGAAAAGAACGTGCGCCCCGTCTCGCGCTCCAGCTTTCTGACTTTCTCGATCATCTCGGGCCGACGCATCTCCCAGTTCAAAATGTCTTCCTTGCCACTGTTGATGCAGGGCGCGCAGCCAACCCGGTTGAATCCCATGGCGTATAGCGGGTTGACCTTTTCGCCGTGCGCAATGACGTAGTCGAAGCACATCTGCTTCGTCCAGTCAGCGATCGGATACACCAGCGGGCAATCAAACCAGTCATCCCAGGCGTTGATCGGCGAGTCTTTCCGCGCCTGAGACTCGTCGCGGCGCACCCCGGTATACCGAACGTAGTCCCAACCATCGAACTCGCCGCCGGGGCTGAAGACTTGTTTGATCCATCGGCGTTGCGGAACGAGTTTCAGCTTCTCGGTACAGAATTGCGCCTTGCGCGACGGAGGACGGCCTTTGATGCGGACCATCTCGGTAAAGGTCAGTTCGTCGTCGCCATTCAGCCCCTTTGTCTCAGCGAAGCCAGGCGTCGCCCACATATCTTTCACCAGGGCATTGCACTTCGTGATGGGGTGGATGTTCTCGCTGTACCAGTCGGTATGCGCCATCGTTAGCGGATCCTCCCACTTGCCAGCGTCCGAGTTCGTAGCGATCACATCGGCCTTTGGATAGCGATTCAGGACCCACCGCAGTGCTGCCTGACTATCAATCCCGCCAGAGAATCCGACAATGTGCTTTGTTCCATTCCCCATATCTACTTCCCCTCCTGCGCATCCACCCACGCGATTGCGGCGGCTTTCGCGGCGTCCACGTCGGCAGCCCGCCAACGCTTAACAAAAAGCACATCACCGTCGTACACGGTCCAGTAGGTTGGGTCCGATGCGCGGTCCACTCGTAGGAGATACCCGCCGTAGACAGCTAGGCAGCTTTCGCCTCCTTCTGTGTCCTCCCACCGCACCCCATCCCGCTCCCGCAACATCGCGGCGACTTCGCGGAGGAGGGCGGCGTCGGACGGCAGTAACATGCCATCTGCGATAGCCTCGATGCGGTCTGCTTTCTCTTCGTTCGTCATTTCCCCTCCAGCCGCGCCAGGGCGGCTTTGTATGCGGTCGCGACCGCGTGTTGATCGTTCGACAGAATGCGGTAAAACGAATTGCCGTCCATCGTCGGAGTGCCGTTGCCGATCTTCCACGCTTCGGCTTCCAGCGCCGCCTTCGCCACCTCGACGGCTTCCAGAGCCTCGGCCCCGGCGAGGAGGGCGGCGGCTCCATCGGCGTCCAGCCAGAAGCAGGCGAGATCGTCGATCATCTCCCGCAGCCGCGCCGCGTGCTGGTTATTCGGCTGCGACATTAATTACCTCCGCGTCTACCATCCACTCGCGCCACTGGTTTGGATAGTAAAGGCAGTCGCCTCTACCGTCCATGACGGCCAGCACGCAACCGTCTCGAATTTCCGTTACCTCTATTCGAGACCGTTGCCATTGCGGCCCGTATACAACCACATCCCCCGGCCTCGGATCGGTCAGCGGGGCGGTCGGGCTACGCATGGTTGCCCGCCTTGGCGTCTCGAATAATCCGCGCCCACTCTTCGAGCAGTTCATATCGCACCTCGCTCGCTACCTTCACCCCTTCTTCCTTGAGGCCTTTGCGCCCCATCAGGTCATGCCATAGGCGCATCGCTGCGCGGTCAGCCCAATCCCGTTTTCGCTTTGCTGGTGGCGCGGGCAGATAGTTGTCCTTTACGCGCCGAAGCATATCGACGATGCCGCTCGGTTGGTACGTCTCTCCGTTCTGAATCAGCCATTCGAGTTGCTGTTCGATGCAGTTCATCTGCTCGCGCAGCTGTAGGTTTTCGGCCTTCAGTGTCATTGCGGGTTTTCCCCCTTCCCCGCCCGCAGCGCGGCGGCTTCGGACTCAATCTGCTCGGCAGCGTACTGGCGGCCCTCCCACATTCCGATCTCGAACGGAGCAACGTCGCCGCCGTAGGGCGTGGGCGTCGTCTGCCGGATCAGGTTCGCAACCTGCGTAAGCGCCCCTTCCGCCGCCTTCCGCTCCCGCTGGGCGAGCCAGGCGAGGGCGGGTTGGGCTAAAGCATCGCGCTCCAGCATGATGAACTTCCACGCCACCCACAGATCGTAGTAATTTCCAGCGCCGATATCTTCCAGCGCTTGATCGAGGCTGACCTCATACGGAGGATGGCTAGGGCCAAGCAGCCCAATGAGCGCACTCGCGAGATGGTTGCCACCGATGAAGATCCGCTTGATGGCCTCCACGGCCCGAGCTTCCCCGGCGCGGGCCTTCTCCGCTCTCGCCTTCGCCGCGTCCCGCTCCCCCTCCAGTTCGGCGATGCGGGCGCGGAGGCACTGCGCTGCCATTGAATCCCATCCGTCATCGGCCCCGTTTAACGGGTCGTTCCATTCGTTCACCGACATCTATTTCCCCCTCGCCCGGTCAATCGCGGCGTCGCGGTCGGTGTCGCGAAGGACGAAACCATCGTCATCCACGAACCACGTAACGACCCATTGTTTTTCGATGTATGACCACCCCACAGCGGCCCTCCGCTCCTCGCACCACCGCGCCCGCTCGGCGTGTTCGCGCAGCGCGGCGATCTCGACGGCCAGGGCTTCGCGCAGGCGCTGGTCCTGCAGGGCGTGCATCTGGTCGTCAAGCATTCGGAGCCTCCGCTGCCTCGACCTTCACCGGCTCCGGAGCCCACTCAGCGGCGTACAGCGCGTCGTTGGCTTCGCGCAGCGCCGCGGCGTCAGCGTTGGCCTTGCAGCGCGCCGCCAAGCGGCCCCAGACGTAAGCGCGGCCACGCTCACGAATCTGCAGCCATAGAATCACGGCAGCAGATACCGCGCACATCGTCAGTGTCGTAATCAGTGCGTCCATCCTCTCCTCCTTCCTCCGCCCCGTCCGCATCGGACGGGGGTTGTGTTTCTGGTTGCCAGAGCCACTGGGCACTGGCGAAATCGTGGCGGTCGCTGGTGGGGAGGTCGTCAGAATCCACGACGCACCTTGGCTGAACGCTTCATCGCTTCAATCAGGTCGCGCCCGTTGCGGCCTTCCGCTTGATCGGGCCGGACCTTGCGGGAGACCTCGACGCCATTGGGGTAGATCAGCGACACCGTAATCAGCGGGCCGCCCGTGTCGATGTAGCGGACCTGGGGATCAGAAGGGAACGTCGTCATCATCGATGCCTCCGGCTGGGTAGTCGAACGGGCTCGCCTGCTTGGCCGCCCCACGCGGCTGGCTGACGATGCCCTCGTCGGCCTTCTTCTCGAACGTCTTGACGCCGTAGCTGTCGGCGACAAGCTTGGTCATGCTTTTCTTCTGACCGTCTTTGTCGTCCCATTCCTCGAACCGAAGGCGACCATCGACCAGCACCAGCGCCCCTTTGGTGAGCCCCTTGGTGATGAACTCCGGCAGGTCCCACGCCTCCACGCGAATCCACGTCGTATGCGGCTTGTCCTTCGTGCCGTCAGCGATGGCGATGGACATCTGCGTGATGATCTTCTGGCCAGCCGCCCGCTGCTCGGCGTCGCGGCCCAGGTGGCCCATGATCGTAGCCTTGTTCAAATACGGCATTACTTGACCTCCAGGCGGAAGCCGCCTTGTAGTTTTGCTCCGGGAATATCCCGGCCTTGCTTAATGGCATTGCGGACTGCGGTCTTATCGACGGACGTCTCCTGCTTGACCTCAGCCGCGTACCCCATCAGGATCGAGTCCGGCAGGGCGTCTAGGATGACCTGCCAAGCCACATGCGGCATCTTGACCGTCACTCGCTGAAACTCCATAGGCACCGCGGATTCGTTCTCGACCAGAACCGCATCCGGTGTACCCTTCACGGACAGCTTCACGGTCTCGCCCTCAAGCACCTTGAGCTTGCCTTTCTCGTCCGGGCCGATCGTCAACACCGTGCGAATCACGAAATCCTCAACGCGCTCCCGCGCCTTGGAGTACTGGATCTTCAGTGCCTTCAGCCGGTCAATCTCACGATCGCAAGCGTCCTCGTGCGCCTCGCAATGCCGAAGAAACTCGCCCACCCGCTGCCGCTTGGCGATGCTGTTTTGTAGCGCCGCTTGCAACTCGACGGCGTACTGTTCGGCCATCTCCGGGCTGACCGTCTCCGCGCTATCGACCAGCGCCTGCAACTCTGTCTCGATCTCGTAGAGGTTAGGCACTGAGCGCCTCCAAGAGCTTCTCGTAGCAGGCGTGGGCATCGTCGGGACTGGCGAACGCCGTAGCGTCGGTCACGTCCCACATGCTGAGGATGGCGAGGTAGTCGGCTCGCTCAGCGAAGCGGCCGGCGACTTCGTCGAACATCTTGACCATCTGGTTTTTGGTGGACCACGGGCGAACGCTGATAACCTTGGCGTCGATCACCGTTCCGGTAGGCTCCGGCTGCATCGGCGGCAGGTCGGCCTGTTTCATCTCGTCCGGGGTGTAGAGGCCGGCCAGATCCTCCGGGAATGCCTTGCGAATGGCCAACGATTCCGCGCACTTCGCCAACTGGTTGCAGGCCATCTTGGCCCACATGCTGTTGGGCTTGCCGTCCTTCTTCGTCTGGATGTACTCGGCGTAATGCGCCACCGCGTAGATCGGGCGGTCGAATCCTTCGCGGAACACGCCAACGCGAGCGGCAACGGGCGGCTCCTGCTTAACCCAGACATCGAACCAGATGCCGTCCTCGCCGCACCAGTAAGGACCGTCTTGGCCACGGTATTTGCCCGTGCGCTCGGCGATCAGACGGAACCCGTCGATTCCTGTCTGGAAGGTAAGACCCATCGACTGCGAATCCGGGTCCCACCGCTTGACGGGCTGAATGTGCTTTGCGAAAGGGTCGAGCCGCTTTGCGCGGCACAACTCCATAAACAGGCTGAACTCGGTATCGTTACAGCCCTTCGCGATCGTCTGCTTGAGCAGGTCGATCTGCTCTTTCGTGGCGACTTGCGGCGCGCTGGCCGTGGGTCGTAATGCTACTGATGTACTCATGATTCTTGTCCTCCAGACAATACGGGGCCGCTGCGCTGTTTTGACTGAGCGCCGCTTCGTTGGTTTGGCCCCGATGGACCGGCCTAGGGTTCCACGCTTTCCACAGCGCACGAATCCGGTTAGCGACTCAACGGCGAGCCCCTCCTTTTTCGTAAGTTAGGCCGATCTATCCGGGCCACGCCGGATTAGTTCCAAAACTGCAAGATATTGCCAAACAGCGACGCCAGGAAAAACCAGAGCAGCGCGTCGGCCCAGCGCTCGGAACGACGAAGGCGATGCGCTAGATGTCGCGTGCAGTGTTCGGCGTAGGCATTGCGCCAGCGGATAGCTTCCTTGATCGCCAACTGTCTATCTTCGGCGGGTAGCACCGCGGTTGCGTCAAACTGCGCGGCGCGGGATTCGAGTTCGTCTTTGCATGTCCAGTTCATAGTGTTCTCCTCGGGATTCCCCCACCCTCCGGCTAGCCTAAGCCAGCCGGGCCGGGTCGGGTGGGGCGTCAACCGTTACGTTCGCTACTTAATCCTCTACTCCTTGACAAATAAGAATGCCTCGTTACCCTGGGCGGGTGGCAGTGAAGCCAAGCAAGACCATGCGGGGCTTGCTTCGTTCCACTTCCTTGCGGAGCCGCTCCTGCTCGTTCCGCTCCTCGACCACCACCGCACCCTTTGCGATGTAGTGCTCGATCATGGCCTTGGCGGACGATTGGGACTCGATGGCGCGGCGGGTCATTGCCGCACCTGCCAGGCCAACTGCAGGCCAACCGCAGCGTTGAAGATCAGCACGGCCGCAACCCCACCGAACGCCATCCGCTCGAACAGGTACAGGTGCGGGGTTGCCAGTGCGTGATACCCGCAGGAGACGCCACCGGCAAGCATGGCGAGGGCCATGAGGGCTACGACGATGGCCGCCTTCACCGGGGCCTCCCGATGTCGCAAATGATCAGATACCCGAACCCGATCACCAGCGCCATCGTAAACGCAAACTGGATCGCCTCGCCGGGTGGGATGTTGAGGAGGGCGGCGGTCATGCGGCTACCTCCGCCGCCTGCAACTGCGCCAAGCGCATCCGAATGTACTGCGCCTGTGTCAACTTGCACGCCGCCGCCTCCGTAGCCACCCATGCGATCTGATCCGGTTCAAGTGCGACGCAGATTCGCTTTGCGTCAATTTGCGTCATTTCGTTACGTTCTGCGTCCATGTGGCAAGATTACGCCAGATGGCCGTAGGCCGTCAATAGAAATCTTTCGATGTGTCGAAAATTCTCGCCCACAAACGCAAAAAGCCCCCGCCGGTTAGGGCAGGGGCTTGAGTGTCTACGGCAGTGCGGCCGGAAGGGGTGTCAGTGCTTGACTTGGACCGGTGGGATTGGGTGGCGGCCATCCCCTGAGACGCAAGAGACCCCGCGCTAGGCGGGGTCATGGGGGCACGGGCGGCGGCGAAGGCGGGCCGATACCACAGCGCCGCACTGCGGGCACGGCGCCAGCTTGGGCGGCTTGCCTGGTGGCCGCTTGCGGCGGGCCAGTTCGGTTTCGAGGGCTTCGCGGGGGATGCGGGAGAGGTCGGGAAGTTTCATGCGGCACCGCCCGGCCGTGTGAGCCACTCGAATTGATCGAGTAGTGACAGGCCGCTTGGCATGGTCTTCTGCCGCCGCAACTGCTCCAACTTGGCCGCCCTTCGCCGATCAGACCACAGGCCACGTCTGGGCGATACATTCTCTCGCTCAATTGCCCGATACACCGCAGGAAAGCACTGATAGAAGTGCGTGCGCTGCTGTTCGTTGCTCAGTGATCGGTACAGGACGCGCAGGGCTCGGAATTGGCGGCGGGTCATTCCGCACCTCCCTTCACCGGCTCCGCATTCACCCACAGCACCGCGTTTGCGCCGTACTCGGGCCATCCGGCATTGGCCCATGCGGTGTTGGCCGATCCGGTGTAGATGTGCCGCTTGTCGCCGTTGGAAGCGGTCAGGATGTACCCGTCGTTACGCTTGTTCCAGCGGCGGCGGATCGGCGTGAGTTCGCGCTGGCAGCAGCGGCTGAGGGCGTCTTGGGTTTTGTAGTGCATTACGCTACCACCTTACGCGCCATGCGCTCGATCCGCGCCCGCTCTGCTGGCGTCAGGGTGGCCAGCAGTTCATCGCTGATCGCGGCAGCATCGCGCCGGGTCCACTGCTGGCGAAACACGCTCCAGAGGGTTACCGTCCCGTCGCGATGGAAAGTCGTCTTGTATGCGTCGTTTGTCATTTTCATCTTCTCCTCAGCCGCCTCAGCGGCTTCTCTCTACACCTCCAGAATACACATACTCCACAGTATGTGCAAGGGAAAAACGCACGCCCCAAATAAAAAAGCCCCCGCCGGTTAGGGCAGGGGCTTGAGTGTCTACGGCAGTGCGGGCTTTACCACGTCTGAATTTGGACGCGCTTCCATGCGCCGCTCGAAACGCAGAAATACAGATAATCCACATCCCCGGCGATGGTTCCTGCCGTACACGCTGCCGCCGCTGAGGCTGGAGTCGTCGGGCCAACGACCAGAGACCAAGGGGCCCAAGCCGCGCCGTTCCATCGGAGCAGTTGCCCAAGGGTGGCGGAGGCCTGCGTAATCTGTGACGGCGTGAACATCGTTCTCGGCGTCGGCACGGTTGTCGAGCGGATCGCGCGGATGGTGGTCGCGCCGGTCGGGACAACCCAGGTCTCTGACCAGCCCGCGCCACTCGTGGGCGAATAGCGGGCCGTGTACGACGTCCCGGTGGGCGTGATGGCGTCGTTGGGGTAGAGCGAAATCGAGAACGCGCCGTTCGTGACGGTCACAGTCTGCGACCAGCCGGAGAGCGTTTCCGAGCCAGCGTAAAGCGGTTGCGCGGTCGCCGGGTTGTTCAATGTCACGACGACCGTACCGCTCCAGTTGCCGCCCATGGGCGTTTTGATAGTGTCGGTGATAGTTACGGTCGTCTGCGCGTCAAGCATCGCCCCGGCGAAGGCCAGGTAAATCAGTAGTTTCATGGTGCTCCTATTTGTTCGTTTCCGCGTTGACCTTCGCCAATGCGTCGGTGAGGAATTTCGGCAAGCGCCAGCCCGCGCGGCCGACGTTCTCGGCGATGCTGATGAGTTCAGTGGCACAGAACCAAGTCGCCGTCATGGAGGCGAGGTCGAAGCCGATCGGGTGCGCTGCGACAAACGCATGGATGGCCGCGATCAACAGCAGCGCCACGGCCTTCTTCACGAATCCTCGGCGCGATACATCCGACGACACCGCGCCGGTTGACCACGCGACGAGAAAGCCCGTAGCGAAGTCGATGGCTTGCAGCATCAGGAGTGCTTGCAGTGCCACGCTCATTGACAGAAACACCCCCATTAATGCGCCCGGTAGGGCCAGGATCATCTTTTTCGCTGCGGTCATTCGGGCTTCCCTCCAACGGCTTTGGTGATGAGCACCTGGAACTCAGCGAGCTTCTGCATTGCGTCGGCCAAGGCTTCCTCGTTGACGATCTCCTTGCCCGTCACCCGCTCGACCTCACGGGCGATCAGCGGCGCAGACCATTCGAGCGTCCGCATGGCGTTCTGCAGCTTCTCCGGCCCCGCGCCGCCCGCTTGCTCTGCCGTGAGCACCGCGTTGTAGACCGTCTGCGCCACGGCTTGGAACGGCGGCGGCGTGAACATCAGCGCGATGGGCGCGGCGGTCTTCACTCCGCGCCCCAGTTTCTTCAACCAGCCCCACGCCATTACGGCCGCTCCAGGTCGTTGTACACGCGCCGGTAGCCATCCTCGCCATTCACGGCAATCTGGTAGGCGGCGTCGTGGACCTCGATCATCCGCTCGAACTGGCCCATGTCGTAGCGCAAATGGAGGTGGATGGGCTTGTCTGCCGGAAATCCTTCCCGGACCATCTCCTCGGCGTCGAAGTAGGTCTCACCCACGCCGCCGCCGTTGGCGACCAGCTTCGGCGTCGGCAGGCCCATGCCGTTCCGGTAGCGCATGGACTTCGCGGAGAGCTCCTCGGCGAGCAACCGGCCTTCCTGCACGGTCGCTGTGTCGGTGTCCAGCTTCCCGGCGAAGGTCGCCTGATACTTCTTCAAGATGTCGGGCTTGCCGACTTTTACGATGCGATCAAACATTTTCAGTCTCCAATGTTTCAATGGTTTCGGGTTCGCCAAACGTAGCCGCCAAGAGCCATATCTGCCGCATGTCGTCATCGGCCACACGCAAGCATCCGAACGTGGGTCGCAAATACGCCCAGACCGCCGCCCGCCCCGGTGCCCCGCCGTGCAGCCAGATGCCGCAGCGCTTCGACGCCCTCAGCGCATCCCCGCCGATCGGGTTCATCACAACCACCGGATGTACACCGTAGGTTGACGCCGGGGACACCGGGCCGCGTTTCGAGCACTGCCACAGCCCCGTGGGCGTGTCGCCGAACGGTAGCAGCGGGTTTCGTGTCGGGTTGCCTTCCTGGCGTGCCCGTGCGTTGTCGGAACGCCCCAGAACCGGGCAACGGTGGATAACCGCGCCATCGTCGAGGGCGACGAGTTCGCCGGGGATGTCGCGGTTTTTGGGGAGGGTTGCGCGGAGGATCATGGCTTCAGCCGATAGTGCGGGACTCGCCGCACCCCGGCAGGCGTTTGGGCCTTGAACTCGCGCATCTCAACGCGACCGGCCGAAACGCCGGAAGACAGCAGCGTTGACGTATGGGGGCGGCTTAGGCTCCACGCCTCGGCCCACTGCTGGCAGGTCCGCCAGCCGTCCGGGATGGTTTCGACGTTGCCCGAGATTTCGCGCCGGAGTAGCGCGAGGGCTTCTAGAGCATCCATCGGACATCCTCCTTCTCGCCGTGACGGCATGGCCACGATTCGAGGTATAGATGCGATTGCGTGTCACTAAAACAGCCCCAGACCATGCCGTGCCCCCAGCGCAGAGTGTTCCGGCGATCTGCCGCATAGTCGAACTTGTACGGGTCCCCCATCATTCCGACGCACCACGCTTGCGCCGCCTCCCAGTTCCGCGCTATCGCGGTGCCGGGTACATGCAGGTGGGCAATGACGCATCGACCATAGGCCTCGGCGTGATCCCGGATGGCCTGCTCGTTGTACATCCAGCCGTGGCCCCAAAGCGTCCCGCCGAACTCGTGCCAGCCGCCGCGCTGCCGGTAGGGCTTGACGATTGTTCCATTCTCCCGATCTACTTCGGCCAAGTCGTTGAACAGCGCCGATGCTGCAAAGCGGATGATCTTGTTTGGGTGATTCGATAGCTTCGTCACCCGGTTGTCGTGGTTCCCGAAGCAACGATGGGTAGGTTGGTACATCTCCAACCAACGCTTGGACGCCGCGAAGTCTTCGACCAGATCCTGGTCCAAGTCTCCGGCCCCGGCCCCAGTCCGGAACGCGGCCCAATCGTTGATGTCGCCGAGATCAAGCGAGACGTCGGGTTCGAACTGCCGCTTGAACTCTACGACGGCAGCAGCAGCAACCGGGCATATCAATGGGCCGTGAGTACAACCCACGGCCATGATCTTGCGCCAGGAGGACATCGGCTACGGGACCGCCACCTTCGCCGACTCCCGCAATTCCGTCACCTCAACCGCCACGATCTCGACCTCGCCCAACACCCAGCCCGCGCCGGATTCATACGTTTCGTGGGCGTCGGTGTATTTCACCAGCGTGTCCAGGTGGCCGTCCTTGCGGAAGGTCATGGCGATGCGATAGGCGCGGATGGTCGGGTCGGAAGACCGCACCCATACCTGCTGGCCCTTCTCGTTGGGGAACATTGTTGCGCCGGTCGTCTTCCGCAGCATCGGGTAGTCGATGCACTGCACCCGAACGTAGCCGGTGGCCGTTTTCGTTTCGCGACCGCAGAGGTCGGAGGGTTGCGCGGAGGCCACCGCAGCCCATGCGAAGCACGCGGCCAGAGCGATGACCGCAAACGTGAACAGGTCAATGAGGAACGTCCGAATACTCATTACTTCTTCACCTCCGCCTTCGCCTCGGCCTTCTTCACCGACGCCGTGGCCTGGTCGAACTGGCACGCGGCAAGGTCGATCCCAGCGCGCTTGCAAGCGGACTCGAAGACCTTCTGCGCGTCGGCCTGGATGTCTTTCTTCTGGCTCTCGAGCAGCGCCAGCTTGAGTTGCGCGTTTTCGAGGGCGAGCTTTTCCTCGTTGGTGAGCGGAGTCTGCCCGAGGGCAAGCGCCGCAATGGTCAGTGTCAGTGTGATGGTACGCATAAAATCATTGCGCCTTTGCCGCATCGAACAGGGCCTTCCGCGCCGTTTCGATAGCAGTTTCGCGGGCTTTGAGATCGTCGATCAGCGGCTTGAGTTGAGAGGAGGGATACAGCGGCGCGAGTTCCTTCGCCTTCTCGATGACGAGGGCGCGGACGTACAGCGCGGGGTTCGCAAACTTCGCGCGGCAGTTGATCTTGTTGCCGTCGGCGTCCAGGTCGCATGCCTGTTCTGCCGCGATGGACTGCTGCAGAATCTGCAAGCCGGCTGCGGCTGGTGGGCCAGTGATGACAGATTCATGCTTCGTCCCGTCTGGCATTGTGACTACGATGCGAAGCGCGGACTTATCTTGGGCAAGCGCGAACGCCGCGAAAATTAAGAGTAGTAGGGTGGTACGCATAAGTCGTTTAGCAGGTGCCGCCCGTGAGGAGGCCACCAGAGAAAACCAAAGTGCACGTGCCGGTTCCGGCTGAGTTGCGGACGGTGACGGTTGCTGATATGCCGCTATTGCCGTCTGGAGCGGTGACAGTTGCGCCTTGTACGTTCAGTTCGCCATATGCGAATACGTTGGTTCCGTGGATGCCAAGCCATCGTGAAACGCTGCTTCCCAGGTTATAGGTGGCGGATGGCGATGGCGTTACAGATCCGCTCATCGTCCCGCCTGATGTTGTGTAGCAGGTCGGGCACGAAATAGTCCCGGTTGTTGTGATCGTCCCGCCGCTTATCGGTGAGCTAGTGGCAATCGACGTTACTCCAGTACTGCAAGTCCCCCATGACCCATTGCCGCTTGCGTCGGACTTCCAGCAGTAGCCGTTCACTGCGCCAGTTGGGAAGCGAATAGTCCCAGTAACGTCAAGGTCAGTAAACCACCCCTTGTTGAACGGGTAACCGCTTCGGCCAATACTGCTAGTGTTCGTGGTTTGCGGTGCGATATATCCGCCACTCGCCATCTCCGCGGCCTTTACCCATAGGGCGTTGTAGTTTCTAGCCGGGTCGCCTAAATCCCACGTAACATTGGCATCCGGTTGCACCTTCTTTGTATTCGTTGTCGATGCCGTAAGATTCCCGTAAATATTGGTTCCGTAA